TTATTTTCTTAATGAAAATCAGTCAATAGCTTTGTTTATTTTTTTAATGATTTTTGCATTAATGTTACAGCTGTATAATTATTTTATACATTATCGTGACATGGAGTAATATATAAGTATATATATAAGTATATAATGTTCTTTAAAATAATGGGCCCGTAATGGTATCGACGGGGTAGAATCAAGGGGAGAGTGCAACTAGGTGAGATTCGGCCTTAACAGTTCAAAAACAATAATTGCAAATAATAATAAGCATTTCGAAGCAGCAGCAATCGCAGCCTAATCGGGTGGTTTCCGTTTACCATCAGTCCAATAACGGATATATTGCGTGATGACTTTAGCAACGACAGAAGAATAAAATAAGTCTAAATCTGGAGGCCACATAAAAGATTTAAAATGTTGTGGATAGTTTGTTAGTTGACGATATAATTAACTATAGTTGTGAATGACTTAAACTAAGACTATTGCGGACGCGAGTTCGACTCTCGCCGGGTCCACCATTTTAAGGATTAATATGTTTGAAAGCGGAGATTTAGTTAGAATATTACCTAAAGACAGAATAGGAATAGTAGTTGGTCGACCACCTTTGAAGCATTATAAATATGGTTACTACGTTTATTATGATCATGATATATCAATAGAATTTTATCTTAACCTACAACTCATGTACAAACTGCCGGATTAAATATGCATAATTTTTATATTGGTGATTTAGTTAAAATAACCCCTGACGGCAAAAAAGATTTTACAGCTCACAAGTTACACGGCTATGGCCTAATAACTGAAATAATGCCGTACGGAAAATACGAAATATTTTTCCCCCAGTTGGGTAAAACTAGGCAATTCTATTATTGTGATATAACTAGAATATCAATGCTTACGTACGGAGTAAAATGATGGTAAAACCAGGTGATTTATTTGTAACAAATAGAGATTTGTCGTGCAAAGCAACAGATAAAATCCCAGCTGGGAGTGTAGGTATTGTAATAAGTCGTAGAAAGGATTATTTTTTAAATTATGACATAGTATATTACGTATATATACAAAACACTGTCACAACTATGTCAAGAAGTTTTTTTGAAATATTAAATTAATGTTTGACTGTGTTAATATTTATTAACATGGTTGGGGATATAATATTATTACGTGGCACGTGGAAAAATCAAAACATAGATAGAAAAATTGGTTTAGTGCTTGACCAGAGGACAAAAACTATTAGTGCAGATACAAATTGGAATTACGTAACATATTTAATATACGTACCTGGTATGCCATTATTTTGGATAAGTGATTTGGCTGTAAGTAGAATATTCAGCTTGGGAGGTAAAGATGTTAGTTAATAAAAAACTAGTTAGAAAACTTTTAAAGGAAGTACATAATGAAATTAACATGATAGAAAATGTTAAGAATGTGCAGGGTGGGAAAAAAATAATTGATTATGCTATACACCATATAAGACCTGAAATTATAGGCACTTCCGAGTTTGATAAGTTATTTGAACACGTAAGATATGAATTAAGTCTTATTTCAGGTATTCGTGATCTGATAAATGAAGCTGGTTTAAATGATTTAAGCAATTTTACACACGTATTGTTAGATAAAATTATAGAAATGGAGTTATAATGTGGATTAAGAAAAACGAAGACACAGTTAAGGAAATAATACATGATATTTGTATAGACACTATTGGGGAAGAGTATCGTGTATTTGTACGTTCTGATGATGGTGGTACTCATTTGGAAGTTTGGTTTGAAGAGAAAGTGCCAGTTAAAGCAAAGGAATTGTTGTCTAGTCCTTTTAAAGGATGGCGTTTACTTAAGAAAACTTGTCCCACTGGTTATTTAGCAGCATTTTTTCCTAATAGTGGATTGAGTTGATGAATGATTACATCAGGCTGATAGTTTCTGACACGCATGTTGGCTCGATGTATTCACAAGAAGAAAAACTAATTAACTTTTTAAAAAGTACGTATTTTGATGAGTTAATATTAGCTGGTGATATAGTAGAGTTTTTAAGAAACCCCAGCTTCACACCTTTTTCTCGAGAGTTGTTTGAGTATATTCACAACCTTCAAGATAAGAAAATTATATATATTGTTGGTAATCACGACGTTGCTTTTCATGCGTTTGTTAATACGACTTTAATGAATGTTGAATTTAAGAAAGAACACGTGTTTAAATATTGCGGCAGAGTTTATAGAGTCGTACATGGTGATGAGTATGACACCGGTTTAGTTAAGAAAGAGTATTTAATGCAACTAGTTTCATTTGCGCAAAACGCATTTGAAAGATTGTTTAAAATTGATTTGACTACTTTGTATGCTAATTGGAAGTTAAAAAAAAGGAAACTAATTAGGATTTGGGATATAATATCTTGGAATAAAGATATTGATGTATTAATTATGGGGCATACACATGTACCTGAAGTGTTGATATGGGTAGACAAAAATGAGAAAATAAAAACGTATATAAACAGTGGGGATTGGGTTGGCAACTGCACGTACGTTATTATAAAAGATGGTCAAGTTAGACTTCGTAAATATGAAGAATGATCAAATTAAATAAATTTTTGTCATAATTAATATAGTTTAGGAGCTAGTTAATGTTAGATCAGAATGTGCAAAAACTATTAATAGAAAGACTTCTTTTAGTTGAAAATAAGAAAAATTTAATAAAGCTGTATCCACAACATGCAGATGATATTAATACACTTCCAAATAAATATTTAATGTGGTTAAGCTCGCGCTTTGTTTCTAAAAAAGTGCAAGAAGTACATCCAATAGAAGATTGTTTTGAAACACTACAAAAATATAGTAAAGTAGAAAATAGTGTTAATGCAAAATTCAGAGATAAACAATTTGTTAATGTAGTAAATCGCATGTTACCTGACAAAGAATGGAACGACCCTAGGGATATAATGAAGTTGACAATTGACGAAATGGAAATGTTGATTGTTTTAAGAGAAAGAAAGAAACCACCATTTGATATTGAAGCGGTAGAAATACAAAATGATGAAATAGTAGGTAACATCGATGGTTGGAACATATACGTGCCTTTATCGCGCGAATCTAGCTGCGTTATAGCTCAATATGACGAAATGACAATGATGCCAAAAACTACATGGTGTACTGCTAGAATTCATGGCTCAAATCTTTTTTATAATTACGTCGGAAGAGAAGAAGCCGATATTATTTTATATTATGTAATAAAAGATGATGCAAAAGACGTTGAAGATTTTCTTTCAATTGGATTATATAATGGCAAAGTAAGACTTAACGGCCAAAATGGTGGACTGAGCGTTGATAGAGACAACATTGGACTTACAGTTGAAAGAGTTAAAAAAATATTTGGTGCATCTACGTGGTCTAAAGTGGAAGCAAAAATATTAGAAGATGCTAAAAGATGGAAAGACAAAGACGGCAACTTGGTGCACCCTGCTAAACAAAAAGTTAAATTAGCAAGAACAGACAGAAAAGAACTTCAAAATTTTATTCGAGGCTTAAGTGCTAGTGAAACTGAAGATGCTATTAACATGGTTTTAGATGGAGACTGTACCAATGAAATTAGGCTAGATATTTTTAACAATAAGAAATATTTTAATGCAGTTACAAAAAACCCACCGACACAGCGTAATACAATATCTACACCGGTGGATAAAAGTCATAACACTTTTGTTAACATGTATTCTGATATTGCTAGAAAAGTTTTAAGAAAACAAAGAAATTATGGCGTTAATTTACCCACAGATAAGCAGGCAGAAGAAGATGCTTTTGTTAGCATTGTTACAAGTCAGTTTATTTTTAATCTGATTGATAATATTATTAAATCACGTGATGATGCAGTTTTTGATTTATATAAAATGTCAGACATCTTTAATTCAAAGAATGGTGATGTAGGCAGTGACAGTGTAGCTTATGGCAAGCTTAACAGAGCTGTGCACAACTTATATGCAGCTGAATATTTAGAAAACATAAAACGCGCTCATATATTGGCAGCAGTTGATGATGCTTTAGAAGGGGGAGATAAATTAGAAGAAATTAATAAACCAATTAACTTTGCAGCCGCGATTAAAGATCAAACCAGCCTGAACAAACATGTCGGTGGAAATCAAAAACCCTTAAATCAAACTATGGTAAATACTACATTTGCGAAAGTGTATGGGTTGGATAGAATGTTAACATTCGGCAAGAATTATGATGAGCGTAGAGATGATGAAATAAAATGGTTTTCTTACAAGGCTGATGAGAGCATATTTAGTCCGAAAGGTAGAGGGACTACGAGTTTGGCGCCAAACATTCGAAAAGCTGACTTAGATTTGATTAATCAATATAAAAAAATAAATAATAGCAAAATTTTGCCTACGCCAGAAGGTTCGATGCCAGCAACGTTGTTGCAAATGAATTTTTCTGACAATTTCAACTGGTCGAATGATACTCGTTCTAAAAAGAAAAAAGTTTTATTTTTACACGGAAAATTATTAATCCATGTACCAATTTTAAATACTTCTGTGTATTTTGACGATTTAATATACCATTTGTTAAATGATGACCCTGCAGCTCATGGCAGTCGCGGGACTAGGTTTCTTCACGCTGTTAAGGAAAACAACTTATATAATGAATACATAAAAAAAATAAATGAATTAATAAGTAATATAAATTCTAGAATATTTTCACTGATTAGAAACCCTAATGTCGAAGTTGTATCAATTCCCGTTAGTGCAATGCCATTAATTGCGAATAATCCGATTAGTGGTAATTCTAAAAGTTGGCAAATAAATAGTGAAAGAAATCATTATGCACCGCCTATTAATTTAAATAGTCCAAGGTTGGAAGTGGCCCGCGGAAAAGACATAAAAGAATCTTTTCTGACGTCAGAAAATGTACATGAAGCTTTCCAAAAAAGTTTGGGTTATAATCCAGTTTCTGCAGACTATACTGATTCTAGCAATATAGGTAACATTGATTTGCAAATTGTTTCTTTAGATTTGGACAGAAAAGTAAAAATTTTTGATAAGTTTTTCGAAAAATTTGCTAGCAAGAATGTTACAAATGATAAACCAATTCATGAAATGCAGGGCAATTATTATAACACAGCATCGGAAAAAATAAGTACATTTAAGAAAGAAGTTGCTGCTGGTTTTAAAACAAGTTACAGTTTTGAGATAGGACAAATAAATCATATTGGAAGACATGATCGAGCTAATGATACGTACTCAGAAGGAGATTTTCTTGCAAGAGTAAATAGATCCTACAGTGAAAATTATTTATCATCAGTCTTTATATCTAGAAACAATTTTACTAGTCCATTTACTAGAGGCGAAAATCAGGAAGTAGGTTATCACGAGGGCGGATGGCCATTAGAATTAGATTTAAATAAGCGTTATGAAATTTTAGAAAAGTTAATAAGTCATATGAAATATTTAAATGAAATGTGTGATTTGCTTGGTTTTAAAATTAGCCATAATTTCCCATGCATTTCACGTGCTTACAACCAAAGATTTTTAAGAACAAGCAATTTAAGGTTTTTAAAACACAAAGATGGTTCAGATGCTTTTGATAGCCTTTATGAAAAACCATTGAGTTATTTATCAATTAAAAAATACGAAGAGAAAAAACAGACAGAAACAGCTCAAGTGGTAATGGTGCAATGCTATGTTAAAAATGGTAGAATAGATACTGATAAATTTGAAAAAGATTATAAAGCCATTGACAATGGCGAAAACACTCAGGATTGGGCACAGGAAGATGCTGTTGATTTTTTAAACATGTTGCATTACAATGTAATAGAAATATTGTCACATTTTAATATACCTTTGCAAATACATGTCACTAATATTATTAAAAGTTGTTTGGCAGACATTTTCGGTGAAGGTGAATATATTACAAACCCTAATGATTTTTTTAATATGGTCGAAAAATCTAGAAACTTTTATTCAAAATTAAAGAATGAAAAGTCAAAACAGTTTTATAAAAAATGTATAGAACATCATTTTTTAGGCATGATTGGTGAATTGCACTTTATGTATGGTAGAGAAGCAATGAATCAAACCCGGGTTGGGAAAGTCAATAATATTTATAAAAATTATTCTGTTTCTGATATTGACAAATTAGTAACTTTTTATATAAAATATATTAAAGAAAATCCTGATGTAGAAGCATATTTTGACGTGCACACAAGAGCAAGGCATGAAACATACACTAATGATATGATTCTTGCTTTGTTTGATAATGCAACATCATTATCAGAAATCAACCAATCTATGGAAGTGTTTGATAAATACTTAGATTTTTTACTGGAAGCTAAAGACCACGCAGAATTTCCTAAATCATTAGGGTTTGTATTAACGCACAAAATGTATGAAAGCGGAGAAGATAGAAACGAAGCTGCTGGTTTAAACCAAAATTCTCACCGGTTAAAATATGCAGCTGAAGCCGGCAGTTTCATGAAAGAAAGCAAAGAAAAATTTGAGATTTTATTTTCATTACTCTTGCACGCAAAAAACCTGCCAGATGGTCTTAAGAAAACATGTTTTATAAACACAGCTATATTCGCAGCATCAACTATAGGCTATAAAGATATACATGTCGAAAACCACAATATTTCTGAAATTGCAATAAAACAATTACTTGAACTAGTTTCTAAAAACAATTTTATAAAGGATATTCAGTCTGTAACGTTTCATAAGCTGAGCACATTACTTACACAAATATTACCAGCTGCTTATGTTATACATGCTTATAACGCTTGGAAAGAATTGTACAAAACTATAAATAATAAAGTTTATCATTCAGGCGGTCTCAAAATAATAAAGTCGGATACTTTACAAGATATTGCCAGTCATATAGTAAGAGGAAAAATACATAAACATGTGCAGGATATTGGTGATGAATACCCTCCTCTTGAAATGTCTGCTGCAGATGAACAAGAATTTTATACGAAAGTTGCTAGTATGTATAATGAAAGAGCTAATGTTACATTCAACAACAGTGGTGATATAATTAAGGGCCACATGTTAAGCGGACTTGATGATAAATTTTATCAAACTCTAAACACAGTACTTTATATATGTTGGCATTTTGGGTTGAATAAAGAAAACACTGATATTCCTGTTGTTGCTAGCAATTTTAAAATTTCTGACAGTCACACTATGTTTTTTATTGACTTTGTGTTTAAAGCTGTTAAAATGCATCGCGGTTACAACATGGGCGATATTGGTAAAGAAAGGCTTTATAAAGCTCTTCTATCAGCAGTTTACCCGGGAAAAACTACCAGCATGTATGATGTGCACATATTGGATATGCCTTTTGAATACTTTCTTCTTTGTCTGTTAAAGAAATATTTTGATAAATCAAATACTGGTAGCCCGGGGATAACAAAAAATATTACGCCTAGCAATGGTAAGGCTTTTTTAGAACAAGTTAAAAAATATGGTTTTGACTATGCAGATAACAGCAAGGGTGTACCTGCCATGAGTAAAACTAGCTCAGAAATTAACGATACGCATAATGACCAGGTTATATTAATCAAACAAATATTTGACTTGCACGATGGTGGAAATTAAAATGAATTTAATAAACGAAACATACAAAATAATTTTATTATTAGAAAACAAGAAAAAGTTAATTAGTGCATTTCCTGAATACGCTAATGAAATTAATGCATTGCCTAATAAGGCATCTAATTGGTTGAATAGTAGATTTATTAAAGACACTTATACAGAAGTGCATCCTATACAAGATTGTTTTTCTGTCCTGGACGATTATTTGCGCAAAGAATCTCGTGTAAAGTCAAAATACAAATCGGGTGGTGAATACAAAGATGCCGTCGATAATTCTTTGCCAAACAAGTCATGGGAAAACCCAAATGATTTTATGAAATTATCAGTTGATGAAATGTTAATTTTAATCCAGCTTTTAGATTATAGAAAACCACTAATCGACGTAGACAATACTAGAATCCAGAGAGAAGAAATAATTGGGCGTGTGGATGATTGGCAAGTATACATGCCTATAACACGAGCATCAAGTTGTGTAATAGCGGGGTATGATGAGAAGACATATGTCCCAAAAACAACTTGGTGCACTGCTAGAATTCATGGGTCTAACTTGTTTTACAATTATGTAGCTCGAGAAGATGCAGATATAGTATTGTTTTATTTAATTAAAGATAATGCTAGTGGACCAGAAGATTATTTATCTATTGGTTATAGAAATGGGAAGGCTTTATTAGATGGCACGAATGGAAGTCTTAGTGTTGATGGTGACAATGTTGGTTTAACTGAAAGTAGGTTATTAGATATTCTTGGGTCATCGAAGTGGAATGCAATACAAAGAAAACTTACTGATAAAGTTGACACTTTGACTGATAGTCGAGGGCGATTGATACACCCAGTAAAAAAAGAAATAGAGAAAGCAAGAACTAATTCAGATGTATTTATGAAATTTTATTCAAATCAAAGTGGCACAGAATCAATTGACTCACTTAAACTTCTGTTAAACGCTAGTTATTATGACAAATTTATTCACATGAAGGGGCCAATACATCCTATTCAAAGCGGTGTATACGGAAAATATATCAAGGAAGCTTTTTCAAAACTACAAAGTAATGAAAAGTTAAAATCACACAAAGGTTTTAAGCTAGATAGAAATTTAAATTTGTTAACCAACAACAGGGGTCACTATTTGACAATTGACGAAAAAATATTTTCTGACTTGTTAAATGATAGAAATATTAAAAAAACTAGTTTTTTTCATGAAATTGATGCTAGCAATGATAATGAATTTGACATGGGTAGTTATAACAATGATGATTTTATGCATTTTTATAATGAGTATGTGTGCACCCTTTTAGCATATTGCAAACCAGAGAGTTATGATAAATGTGTGGAAATAGCACGTGAAAAAATAAGAGCTATTATTCTTGATATATTGAATACTGGTTTTAATATCAATGAAAACGTTTTTTCTAGATCAACATTGTTAAAAAATAGTGTAGGCACAAGGATAGAAAATGATGCTGCTGGAACTAGAGAATTTTTGCCATGGAATGCTCAACAAGATATTATTGGCAATAAGTTTAAATTAAATAGTGCACTAAGAACAGAAGATATTGATAGATGTATTACCTTTCTTAACCTTGTTTTTCTTAACGAACAAGTTAGCAAAGAAGATAAAGAAAAGATAATTGCACATCTTAAAAAAATATGTAACAAATACAAAATGGCGTACGGCATAAAGTCAGATTATACTGTAACTGATTTTATAAATGATTTTTTCGTACCAGAAAGTAGCGATGAAAAATTAGAAAATATAGAAAGCGAAAGCTCACTAGACAAAAACAAAGAAACTGTCAAGAAATTAACTTTGAAATATGACAAAAGTACAAAACTATGGGATCCTAAAGACATTGGTCCGGCAGCTATCTTCGATGGTGGTAATGCGCCAACAGAGGGAAATTATTTAATTAATATTCATTTAGGCATCGACCCTTTTAGTTCTTGGGAACAAGCAAAAAAAGCTTCGAAGAATAAGATTTATGTCTTAACTGATCAGCCGAAAGCATATTGTAAAGATATTAATTTGTCTGTGTCTTTAGGTAGTTTGATGTATTTTATGTGTAAGAAACTCGATAACAAACCAGTTTTTGCGCCAGCCGAAATTCTTAGTTTTTCTAGAAAGTTTGTAAAAAAATATGAACACATGTTAGAAAATATTTTTAAAAATAAAAACATTGATATAATAATAAACAACAAATATGCAGAAGATAATAAACATAGATCATTCATAGATGAACGTATATTAGATGATACGCAATTATTTAGTGCAGACAATACCAGTTTGGTACAATATGCTCATACTCAAGTTATGAAGTCTTTCAAACGTAAATTTGACATGTCAAATTCCATAGCTCAATCTTCAAAACAAGTAACTGGTGACTATATTAAAAAATATTTTGCTGAAAATGAAGATGCATCAGTACATAATTTTATAAGTGATCATCCAAAAATAGAATTGTTTAATGTTTATAACTTAAGTGCTGGAAGAAAACATTCCTTAAAAGGGAATATTCTACATGATTTACGACTCCAGAATGTGGAAATAGAAGAAACAGAGGAAAATGCAGAGTTTTTCGAGGAAAGAGACAAAAGTTTAGAAAAATTACGAAACTTATTCAAAGCTTCAGTAGATAAAGAACACATGGCTAATTGGAACACTGTTTACTGGGGTGAATTAAAAGAACTAATGGTTAAATTTTACAAGCACAGAATGAAAGAGGAAGGAGCGGAGAAAAGTTTTAAGAAAACATTTAGCAAAAATTTAAACAACAGTGCTTTCAGGATATTGTACTTTGAGAATATGTATAATCACATTAATGCAAGTAGATCATTTTATCCTCGAGCGAATGACGGAGGTTTAAATAACTCTGGTTGGTATTTTAATGAAAATAAATCTTTTTTAAATAAATACGTAGGTATACTTGGAGCTGACGCTGTTAAGGATTTAAACATAGATAAAAAAATAAACTTGTATAAAAAACCAAACTTTAATGTACAAGAGATGGAAGAAATATTTGAAATGTTAGATACACTGAGTGCTTTTGGTGACTATAGCGAAATAAAAATGTATGCATCTCGAGCACTGATTGGAGACACAAATAAAGATAGAACATACAATGTGTTTATAAGTAAAATAATGTCGTCTATATTCCACACTGGGACTACTGGAGGCTTTTATTCTGAAAGCTCATTTAAAAACCTTATTCAGTTTTATGAAAAAACAAAATCTATGCTTGGGATAGAAAAGGTTGTTAGACTAGTTAATGATGGCCAAAATGCAGAATACAATGACTTTAATGACTACATGTTAGAAGGGATAATTGGTATTAGATTTATCAATGCGTTAGGTTATTTTTATCAAAGAAGAACAGACGATCCAAGTGAAATAGAAAAGACAAGTCGCATTATAGAAGCAATTTCTAATTTTTTAAATCATGTAAAAAGCAAAGATAGAGTTTTGTACGATATATTAACGCAAGTCTTTCTTTTTACTGAAAAAATATATAATCAGTTTGTAAAATTAAATCACACTACGTTTGAATCTAGATTCTTAGTTTTAGGTCTTGTTAATGCATTAGCAATAAAACCAAAGGCAGTTCAAGATTTTATGGTGCATTATCAACACGGAGCAAAACTATATGCTAATTTAATATCATATGATGGAAAAATATTTTATAATAATTTAAAAGATTACGGTTTGTATGGTTTTAAATCAAGTGGAGCAAGTCGTATGCCATTGTTTGATAGTAATACTTATTTGAATGACGGGTTTTCTATGTGGGAATATCTTTGCGGTAAAGCTACTATTACGGGCACAGAAACTAAAATAAGAGCATTTGAAAGTTGGTCTACTGTATACGGTTCCGATGAATTTGTAGATAAGGTTAATTTTATTGACTATATGTACGATTATAAAAACTTTTATTTAAGCAACAAAAACATGTTTACGGAAGCAGTACCAGAGGATTTTTTCTGGGCATATTTTAAATTTGTCGGCGCTGGTGCTCATCAAGAAATGGCGAAAAAACAGCCGGCTAAATGGAAGCATTTTGTGCAGGACATAGTAGATAACTCAAAACTTGCGAAGGAAAGCATTAATATATTTATTAATTACTGTTATCACATAACAGGATATGGTTATATATTGGATAAATACTTTCAATATTCTGCCAGTCTACAAAAAGATATTGAGAATCCATTGCCATATAGAATATCAAATCACGTAGAAAAAATATATTCAAGTATTTTTAACAATCCTGTAGAAGTTGAAAGTTTTAAAAAGCAAATAGAATATTGGAAACATGCTGGTATTGATGGTCACTGGCAAAACAAAAGACACCCATCAGATGTTTTTGCTGGTTCATTTGCGAGTAGATACAAAAAAATGTATGGAGCTGCTTTAGAAAATTTTAATAATGCAGAGAGCACTGAAGAATCTGATACTGCTGCGCCAATGTCAGTTGTCGGAAGAAAACCTACGACAGACAAAACAATAGAGTTAATTAAGCCTAATGAAACCATAAATATTATGAATTTACCATTTTATTTATTTTCAGATGCTTTTATTATTTTATATGCTTTTGCCTATAAAAATACACAGTATCGTTCATTATTTTTAAACACAGTAAGTTTTGATATAAAGGAAACTGTTAGTGCAAAAGATTTGGCAAATTTAGTTTCAAATTCTACATACACTGATATTTTGATACCTAAAATAAAAATAAAAAATTGATATGAAAGAAAAGAGTACCAAAATACATGTTGATCATTATTTTGAAGGAATGTTAGTAGCTACTGATTATACTAGGAAAAAGAATTTAATTGGTATAGTTATTGGATGCGAAGAAAGATGGTGTTTGAGTATGAATTGTAATGCTATGCTAGTTGTATTTTTTGCAGAAAATAAATTTTATGAAGAATGGATGCACAATTTAAACATGTTAAGGTGATATTATGTTAATAACGAAAAGTAGAATTATTCAAATATTTGGAAATAAAAACTACAAAGCTTTTAAAAAACAATTAGCAGAAGCAAAAAGAAAGAGAAAAACAAAAACAGTACCTCAAAATACTGGAACAGTTGTTGGTCAAACTTACACTCCAGCAAATTTTCCATTTAATACAACTAAAATTACATGTAGTATTGATAAAAGAATGTTGCCTGGTGGCGAAGTAAGTAAAAGAATGGGTCTAGATACTTTTTTACCAATGGACGCAGCTGTAGTTGAGAGTGAAGCTGAGTTATATAGAATAATAGATTCAATTGAATACGCAGCTATAAAGAAAACTAAAAAAATAATAGGCACAAAAGGATTAGCTAAGTTGCCAAAAGGAGCTGTGACGCCAGATTCAGAGTCAGAATTTGGTGCATCATTTGCTGGTGAACTGGCAGCAGCTTTAGAGTTTGGTAAACAGCATGCTAAAAGATTTAAAGCACCATTATATATTGTTAGAGTACCAAATTGTCAAGGTTGTTTGTGCGCAACTAGTGACATGGGGGATTCTTTTGGCGGGCGTAAAGGAAAATTTTACAAGAAAATGAAACCATTTAATATTCCTTATGACGCAGCTGGTGGGCTGACTAAAAAAGCTGATAAAACACTTAAATCTAAAGGGAAAATAACATTTGATATTCATCCTCAAACTTTTCACCCAGCATTTGGTGGTAGTTTTGAAATAGATATGACAGAAACGCCAACTGAAATATATGAATTAATAGGCGATATAGCAAACCCTGCAGCACTGCAAATGAAAAGAATTTTATAAAATGTTATACTATGTTATATAATCATAAAAAGTTAGGGGGTGCTATGATTACGTCGTATACAAATATATGTTTTAGCGAACAAAATACGTGGGAAACCAATGTAATTGAAAATTTAGGAAAACAAACAGCTGTATTTGTATGTATTGATGAATATCCGGAACAATATAGAAATAATTTAAAATATATTGAAAGTAACTGCAAAATATATATTTCTAAAGAAGTACATGAAATAAGTAAAATTAATTTATTTTATGAGCAAATATCAAAAGATTTTGATTTTTTTGTCAGCACTCAAAAAAGAATGTTTGCGCACGAAGCCTTTTCCAATGTGCCACCAACAAAAAAATACAATATACCAGTTTTTATAAATTGGTGTGAACCATTACCCATTGAAAAGAAAAAAGAAAATTATTTGTTAACAAAGCAAAATAAAATAAGTTTCATGCCAGGTAAAAAAAATTTTTTAATTGGTCATAGGTTAAGGCATCACATATATGATAAAATAAAAAACAGAAGAAATGTTATTAATAATAATTTTGTTTTATACCCATCTAGCACGTGGGTGGAAGATAAAAAAAGCATATTTGAAAATAATCAATATTCAATAATAATAGAAAACATACATACCCCAGGTTACATGTCAGAAAAAATAGTTGACTGCTTATTAAGAGGCTCAATCCCAATTTACTGGGGTGCAAATGATGTTATACAAGAATATTTTGATACAAAAACTGTTTTGTTTTTTGATAGTGAAAGTCAATTTGAAAATATCGTTAATAATATTGCAACTGATGCTTTTTACAAGAGTAATATTGAATCAATAATTAATAACATGATTATTTGTGAAAAAAACCTAGATAAGGGTAAAGATAAAATAAATCCTTTTTATTATTATTTTATAAACAATATTTTAAAAAATATTCTATAAAATGTTGTACTATATTATATAATCATATATGGAGAATATATGTTATATAATGAAAATACTGATCGTGCTAAAAGAGGTAAAAAATTTCAAACGGAATTTTATAATTTAATGTTAGAAAACAAGTTAAATGTTATTCCTACTTGGGATTATTTTAAACAAAAAAATAAAAATTACACAAAGGTAGATTTAGCAAAATTAGAATTAAGAAATGGTGATATACTTTTATTTGATGAACGAAAATATATTATTGCACATTTTGAATTATTTACTTTGTTAAATGATGATGGGCTGTTCCCTGTTTCAAAAACTAAGAATTTTATTGGTGATAACAAATACTATGTAATTAAACTGTTGTCAAATGATGATGTGTATCTAATGCATTCTAAATCATGGAATAGTTATGCACGTAAAATTAACAAACAAGTTAATGTGCATGGTAAAGATTTTTACTGCTATAATAAGAACATAATATTAAATTTTAGAAATAAAATAAAAATTGATTGTGGTGTAAATGGTAACATAGGATCTATAAAAGATTTTGTTTTAGGTTCAAATCCTAACAATCAAAAAACTTACTTACACAACGAGGTTAAACATGCAAACTCCAGCATACAAAGTAAATGACTGGGTTATTTTGACACAAAAATTTGTAGTCGACTTAACTCATATCAAAAGAAAGAAAACACAGCCATACTTAGCAAAGATAGTAGAAGTAAAACCTACTGTCAGCTTAGGCCCATGTTACGTTATAGAAATTAACGGTGAACGTCAAAAGTTATGTTATTGGGAAACTGATATAGAAAGAAAGTTTGATAGAAACGCTAATGAAGATTTACTATGGCAAACATGGGGTGATAAATGAATAAAAACATTAAAAACTATTTTAATTTTCTAATTGCTATTTATGATACTGAGATTAATATATTTTATGATGAAATAGAATATATTATAAGTTGTATACGGGCAAATAAAAAACATTTAGAGTATCCTGAGTATGACACAAACACGTGGGTAAAATTTGTCAATAGCATAAAAAACCATTTTCATTTTGACCGGACTTGCATTTTACAAATTAAATAATATTTCACAATACTTATAATTAGTGACTTATTTTTAAGGGAGGTGTTATGTATGTTATTTCTTGCGTTAGGCTGTGTTGATTATGGTGTCATAAAAACTGATCCAAAACAACCGACATTATTAGTTCATCCACAGCACATTGATTTTGGCCATTTGCTGTCGGGGCATGAAAACGCAAGTGAAAACATATATATTATAAATTCGGGGGACTCTGATTTAGAAATCTTGTCCCCCGAGTTAATTTCTGGTAATAGTAGATTCTCTATTGATACAAATATACCACTTGTTATAGGCATCGATGAAATAGTGGAATTAAAAGTTGACTATACGCCTGAAACTTATGAAGCAAATGGAGGAATAGTAAGAATAATCAGCAGCGATGAGGAAACGACCACTGTAGAAGTTACACTTGAAGGTTACGGCGACGCCCCAGTGCTAAATATAGAGCCAGAAACTATTGATTGGGGAGACATCACAATCGGCTGTGATATTGAAGAACGTATAACGATAGAAAATAGTGGCAATCTAGATTTGATAATTGAAGATCTAGATCAATTAGTAAATTCACCAGTGGATATAATTTTAGAAAATGGCACATTGCCATCTACGCCGTGGGTAATACAACCTACGCACCAGTTAGACTTTTTAGTTTCTTATATACCAAACGATATTGGTAATGATGAAAGTATTATAAAAATTACCAGTAATGATCCACAGAAAGCGGAATACCAAATTACTCAAAAGGGTTATGGAGAAGTTGAACAATGGTATGATGAAACTTGGGTCCAAGATGAGGTACCAGTTTTAGATATATTGTGGGTAATTGATAACTCAGGCTCAATGAACCGTTTTCAAACTAATTTGGCTAACAATACTGGCGTTTTCGTAAATGCATTTTTTAATGTTGGTGCTGATTTTCACATAGCAGTTATCACAACTGATGATCCTTCATTTACTACGATCGTAAGTAATAGTACTCCAAATGCTTCAAATGTATTGGCACAGCTTTTAATGCCAGGAATAGGCGGAAGTGGTATAGAACAGGGTATAGAAATGTCTTTTCAGTCATTGTCTAATGGTTTATACAGTGGTCCCGGGAGCCCATTTTTTAGAACAGATTCTAAACTAGTTGTAATATATGTTTCTGATGAGCAAGATTGGTCGTACAATGGTTGGCAAACATATACTACATTTTTTGATAGTTTGAAACCAGCTGGTGATTTTATACCGTACGGTGTAATAGGTGATATACCTAACGGGTGCCAACTTAGTAGTTGGGGTTATAACGTTGCTCAACCAGGTTATGGTTACCATGAATTAATCAATCATTACGGAGGAAAATGGTACTCTATTTGTGCGGAAGATTGGGGGATGCAATTGCAAGATTTAGCTGAAGAAGTAAGTACTTCTAGATTTTTTCCGCTTAGTGAAAATGATGTTTTAATTGAAACAATAGAAGTTACAGTCAACGGTCAGATAAGTGCTGATTGGGAATACATTGAAGATGATAACAAAGTTTCATTTTTTGAAGACAGTGTGCCGGAACCAGGGCAAACAATTAATGTAAAATATGCTGTCAGAGGGTGTGGAGAATGATTGAAAAAAGTGAAAAAACAGACATGGTGGTTATTTTTTCAGCTTTGTTTTTGTCTTTAGTTTTGGGTATGATTGTTGGTTTTAATATGAAATTAGTATATGAATTAAATACTTTTAAACAGTACAGCTGGGAAAATCCACCTAATATAGTCAACTGTTACGGCAAAGAATTTTCTGAGCAATCAATTAAAAGAGCAATGACGTATTGGACTAGAAAAGGTGAAAAGTTTGGTTTTTATGAACACAGACCTCCTAAAAACTTGTGTGATAAAAAATATATCCCGGGTTTTATAATTTTAAAAAAAGTTAAAAAGAGAGATGTTCATATAAATGAAACAGCGTTAGCTGCTACAATAAGGCAAACTAGTTTTTTAAATATTATTTCATCAATAATATATTACAAAGAAGAAAATTACAAATTACATCTATTAAATGAACATGAGTTAGGACATGCATTAGGTTATGCGCACGTAAAAAAAGCCGGACACATAATGCACCCTTCATTTTCTTTAATGGGTCCAAATTTTTACGTTCCTTAAGGAGAAGTTTATGTTAAATATGTTTATGTTTTTTGCATGCGCAGATATGGCACCAGAAAGCGTTGAAAAAGAAATTCAGTATGTTTACACAGAAGAATGCGCAACATTGAAAGGGAAGCAAATTTGCGACTTTATGGCTACAAACGAATATGATCAGCCGGTGTGGTTTCATGACATAGATGGACCAGTAGTCATGGACCTTAGTGCAATGTGGTGTGCACCGTGCCAAACTGCTGCACAGGACTTGTCAGATTTGCACGATCAATATCCTGATGTTACTTTTTTAACACTACTTATTGAAGATGGCGTAGGTAATCCGCCAGATGCAAATGATATTGATGGGTGGAAAAACTCATTAGGAGTTGATACACCAGTTTGGGCAAGTAGTAGAGAAATTTTGACGTCAAACCCTACAGAAGTAGAAAACAAATTATACTTAGATGCATGGCCAACTTTTTATGTATTCGATGAAAATAAAACAGTCATAGATTACGTAAGAGGATACAACAAACAAATTTTAAGTGAATACGCTAGTAATTTATAAATGGTATCCATCATCAGCACCCGCATCATAAAAATAAAACCCGGCACCATCCGATTGCCATGTGCCACTATCACGTCTAAACTGTACAGTTATTGTTCCTGGACCTGTGTTATTTGCAGCAAAAATACAGATAGGGTAGTACACGCCGGCGTTCAATGTGATGTTACCACTTGACGCGGTTACCACAGAGTGAAGACCACCATTGTTGACAGTTGCATCAGCATTAACCATATTTGCATTTGTTTGCTGCGCAGCATTTCGAGGTTCGTTTGTATCTTGTCTATTAATCCAGAGAAATGAAGCATCATCTGAAACAGTACGGAATTGCCATGTAGACGATGATGCATCAGGTAAAAAATAGCCACGCCATATTAAGGCATCCGTCGTCCCTATTGAAAGTTGGAAAATATTTGTGTTTGTTGTTTCGAAAACAGGGTCCCCACCGGAAGTTGCAACTGCAGCAGGGTCTGCATAATAAGCATCGTCCCAGCCTTGCCTGTATAAGCCCGAAGTGTAAACTTTTAATTGCCCTGGGTTTTGTATATCATTAATTATCACAATGCTCTCCGATAATAAAGTGTAACTTTTAAACCTCTGCCACCGGTGCCGGCTGTGTCGACATCAATTCTAATTTGCGCATCATCATTTATAGATGTATTTGTAAGTACACAAGCAGTTGAAGCTGTTGTAGATGTTGATTCGTTACCGTCAATACGTAAACGTGATCCTGAAGCTGTTTCATCCATAATAGTGGTACCATCAACATGTATATCAACTGTTGTTAATGTTGTAGCTGCAGTCGTCAAACTAGCTCTCGGCGGCTGGTATAATTCCATTGCAAAAGGTGCTCTAAAAACAGCTTGAGCTGCACCAACTTGAATATCTGTATTGTCTGCAGTTACGGAAATAATCATATAATCTTCAAAACTTGCTTGTTGTTTAATATCTAAACTACCACTTACAATGACGTCTCCACCAAAAACAGAGTTTTTAGCAGCGTTTCCTGATAACCCTATTGTACCAGAAACGAAAAGCGAAGTATCTATAGATGAGGCATCAGTGTTTGAAAGATCATTTTCATGCAATAAAATAGATCCAGATTTAGTTATCATAAACCTATCCGCAAAATTTGATGTTGCCGTTGCTCCGTTAAATGTCCTCGTTCGAATAGTGAAATCTGCATCAAAACTATCACCACTATTTCTTTTAGTTATAATACGTGCATTTTCAATAGTTTGGTTGTAAAAAGATATGAACATGTCTCTATCAGCTGATGTGTCAGAAACATTGTTAAATGCTAAATCAGCACTTAAACTTGAAGCTACTGGTTTCCATATGTTAACGTAACCATTGCCAGCATTAGTACTTGACCCCATGTTAATTTGTCCATCATTACCAGTAGTAGTAGCAGATGATGTCATAGTCAATAGTGCACCACCATTCGCACTGTCAAACCTAAATTGAAAATCTGCATTACTATCCGGATTAAAATATGCTCTATTAGGTTGTCTGGGATATACTATATCACCATCCACAAGATCTTCTGTAAATGTGTTAAAATTAGCCATAAATGTTGCATATCTTACAACACCACTTGTATCGCCTTCTCCAAAAAAGTCAATTCTTTTTCGAACATCAATGTTTGGTCCAATAGGCACATCAATATTATCAAAGTCAAATTTTATTCTTTGATTTGATACTTCCGTACTTAGACCACGAAGTGTATCACATTCCCATTCTTTGTCACTAGTAAGAATAGCTGCATTTGCTGCAGTGGTACTACCAGAAACTGTTGTTCTAAACACTAATTCAGAACCAACACCATGATTGACAAATGCTTCATTTTCATCATCTGATATGTGTACAATTTGTATGTTTCTAGCCAATATTTGTGCCGGCGTAAAATAAGGCAGTTCGTCATCTGTGCCGCCCCTTATTGAAAAATTTATCATCCCTAATGTTTTATCAGCGTCGATATTTTTTCCTCGTCTTACGATGCCTAACTCTGGAAAAGTGCTAGCTGATCCTGTTCGTTCTACGTGTAAAGTAAATGCGGGACCAGGGTTGCCAATCCCTAAACGCCCTCTCGATGTTATTCTCATTCTTTCTGAAACAAGGGAGCTATCTTCTTGCCCGGTGTTAAAAACTATTGATGTTGGTTTATCAGATGCATAATTCCATGTATCGCGATCTGCCTTTGCTTGTATAGATGCTACTGCCACTGTGCCGGCATAACTATCATCAGAGCTATTCCAAACTAATGATCCAAAAATTGTATTGTTGTCATCAGGTAAGTCAGATGAAGCTACTGCAGAAGATGATCTTATATAACTGAAAGTTGGTACACTTCCTACTCTTTCAATAATCATTTGGCCATCAAACATGTTTTTGGTTGTATTAATCCCTAATTTATTTGGCCTAAATGTACCTGTCACATATAAGTCACCTAAAACATAAGCATCATTTTCAACCCTTGTGTTTCCACCTGCATCAACTACAGCCCTAATAGCTGAGTTTGTTTTGATTTGAAAATCATGAGAGCCTATAGTGCCAACACTTCCAACGCTGCCGCCACCGGAAGTATCACTGCTTGCTATAAAGGATTGTACATTATTGCTTTGATTACTTGATTTTAAAATTATTTCCGATAATTCGTTTTGAGTAGCATTATCGCCAATTATAATTTGTGTTGTTCCAGAGGTATCATTTACGTGAAGCCTAGAATCAGGTGTAGAAGTACCAATTCCTATATCTCCGGAAGCTGATACTATCATTTTTGCACTGTTGTTAACAACAAATTTTACATCATGATCTGAAAGAGATCCTAGTTGTACATAACCAGCACCACCTTGTGTACTTACTGATCCGAATGAACCAGTGACAGATTCATCTCCATAGAATGCTTTTGTGCTGATTGAACTAAAATACGTGCTTTTATTAAGACCATCACCAACAGTTATGGTGGTATAAAGTGCACCTGACACGTGTAAGTCTGTTTCAGGAGAAGTGGTACCAATACCTACACTATTACTTGGTACCAGAACATACCCGTTTTCACCCCCTACCAGAACTGTGTTGTTTGACCCACTTAAATTTAAATCTTCGCTAGAATCCAAATAAAGGGTTCCTTTGACCGACTGTGCTGTACCTGTCACAGCATCAGTTCCTCCACTAAATGTTTGATCTTGATTTAGCGGGCTGTCATTTGTTAGTGTGGAAAAATTTGCTTTGAAATAAAAGCTGTTTCCAGATGATCCTGCTGTTGTCGCTGTAAGGTTGATACCCCCATTAAAAGAACCGTTTTCTATCGCAGTTATATCTGCTCTATTGGCAATACTATTGTTGTAATAACGTACTTCAGCAGACCCTCCATTAGTCCCATCATATATGGTAACTCCCGATGCGTTGATGGCACCTATAATTCTATCTCTCATTGTTGAGAAACTTGATGCATCTCTTTTGATAAAAACTTTATTTGCAAGATTAGGACCTTGGGATGATATATCGTCCTTGATAAAATATGTAAAGCTTGTTCCGTCGTTAAGTATGAAAGTTGATCCATCTCCTGGTGCTGAATATGGGTCTTGGAGTCTTAAACCACCGCTACTATTTCCATTTAGAAATGCTGCTTCTGCAGGGGTGCTAGTTGTTCCTTGTGTAACAAAAACAATGTCTTTTTGCTGACTGTTGGTGATAACTCTCAAGACTTCATCATTTGTGCCATTGCCCGATATCTCAACAGATCCTGTGCAAACTATGGCAACACCATCTTGTGATGCGTAACTTGTATCTATAGAACCGCTTACAACAATACCCTCGTTAAAACGCATTGTAGCAGTTCCCATATTTTTTATTTTTGCCATAATTTGTCCTTTTTTTTTATAAAAACATAATTTGGTGATTATAATAATCTAGTCATGCAAATGACGTCTACATTTTTATCTATATTTTATTATTAATTATACTTTGGAGAATAAATATATGTCAAAACTATATCCTTTAATGAATTCTTTTGATCCTTTTTCACGTGACATGTCAAGTGTTTTCGATGCAATGGATCTTTTTTTTCCAACTAATTACAAAAGTAGCAAACAAAAATCATCTGGAATTTTAGCCAACGTCAAAAAGTTGGATGACAGATACACATTAGAGTTATCAGCGCCTGGATTTTCTCGAGATGATTTTAGCTTAAATGTTGAAAACAATGTTCTTACTGTACGCGTTGAAAATTCCACTGATTCGAATAAAGACAGCGGGTATATCCATAGAGAGTTTTCATATAATAACTTTAGCAGATCATGGACCTTGCCAGAAACTGTTAATTTAGAAATGATATCAGCAAAATACGAAGCTGGTCTTTTGCTAGTAAATGTGCCATTTAACGTTGAAAATAAAACAAAATCTTTCAACATTGATATTGATTAAGAAATAGCTGTTAGTATTAAAATTATAAGAGGGCGTATGTCCTCTTATTTTTTGTTTCGTAATATGTTAATAATTTCTTCTGCTTGTTTTCTCATCCAGTGCTGAGCTTCTTGCTCTGTAGGAAATGAATATGAATCTGTGCTTAAGCTAGGATTAGATTTACATTCTATTTTGCATGTGTATTTATCACCATTTGCAAATATAACTGAGTTAATATCCGGATGATCTTGCCAATTATATGGATCAGTTTCTATTGTATGATAATTACGACCAATTTCTTCTGAGATAATATATCTAATATATTTTTTTAAATTAAATTTATACATTTTAAATTTGCCTTTATAATTTAATTAATTCAATTAATTACTGACTTAAATTGAATTAATAATTATTAACTTACTTATAGGAGCTATTATGAATAATTATAAACATAAGAATTTATATTCTTTTAGTGGAGAAGAAAATTACTTAAGTATGTATGCATACTCAGTTTATTTAAGATCAGGAGGAGATGCAATTACTGGCCGTTTTCAAATTACTATTGATACAGTGCCTGAATGGGAGGCTGATGGATCTACACATGTGTCTGTATACTGGGCAAAATTAGAAAAGTGGACAGACAAAGGATTTGTATTAGTGTCGAGTTACAGATTTGATATCACTAATCATAATATATCAGATATAGAACATCTTTTGGCTTCACATTTTGAATCATTTACTTTAGGTACATATGTTGATGGTGCAGTATCAAATCCAGTTGATACAAAGCCAAAAAAAACAAAAAAACCTAATAAGTCAAATGAAATAAAAAAATTAGCTGACAAATACATAAAAAACGTTAACAAAAGTAAAAACAAAAAATATTTTGATTTTTTATAATTATTTTCTGCAAATATTGCAAAAACATTCTGAGCTAGTTATATTACATATATCAGGAGGTCAACATGTCTAGAAAAAAATTATACAATTCAATCAAACAACAGATTATGCAAAACAACCCAGAGGAATTTGCTGCTTATAAAAAGAAGCGTGTTAATACTAGTATGAGAGAACAAAAAGCTCAGCACAGTGTTGAATGGAAACAAGATCGCCGTCAAAAACGCAAACCAGAATTCGATTGGGATATTAAGGAAAATGATTTAGTAAAAATAAAAGTAACTGGAAAAAACGCAGAATGGCAATTTGGTGGCACACCACTGGAAGAAATTGAAAACACTGTGTTTATAGTAATAGCTAAATCAAAACGTAATCCTATTAACTGGGGTCTTTGTGAAAGCGTTGATAACATGTGGGGCCGAATGCATTCTGATGAAAAGACCGAGTTTGCAAACATCATTGGTGGCGTTCATAATGTTTGGATAAAAGTTTCAATGCTAAGAAAAATATAAAAAAAATTATTTTTTTTCAAGCAAAATCTGCAAATATTTCTAAAATCAATTATATTATATATACAACTTAACCAATCAACTAACTTATTTTTTCGGAGTCTTTATGTCTACAAAAACAACTACAACAATCTCTTCATTTCTTGCTGTTGCATCTAAGTTGCCACCAGAAATTGCTGTCTTAATGCAAGGTCCTACTGGTATCGGTAAATCTTTTTTAGCTAAACAAGTTGCTGAGGATTTAGATTTACCATTTATCCCTGTCTTTGGTTCTACTATGTCTGAAGGTGATGTAGGTGGTTATCCAGATATTGAAAGTATGAAGGAAACCGGTGTCATGACTTTCTGCATGCCTTCTTGGTTTATTCGTGCTTGTTCTGAGCCATGTGTTGTAATGCTAGATGAGCTTAATCGTTCTCTTCCTGGCGTTCAACAATCATTCTTCCAATTAGTTTTAGATAGAGCTCTTGGTAACGACAAAAACGGTGCTCCATATAAATTGCATCCAAATACAAGAATATTTGCTGCGGTAAATGTTGGTTCAGAGTATGATGTCAACGAAATGGACCCTGCACTTCTTCGTCGTTTTTGGGCAGTTAATCTTGAACCTAGTACACAAGATTGGGTTTCTTGGGCTAAGAATAATTCTATAGATAAATTGTTAGTAGAATTTATTCAACAAAACCCTGTTCATCTTAGAGTCGATCCATCAACTGTTGAACCTGGAACTGTTTGTCCAAACCCTGCTTCTTGGCACAGAGTTGATACCTGTCTTAAGCATATGGGTGTCAATCCTAGCAGCTATGCTGGTAAGGAAATGCCTGATTATGTATACACTTTATTAATTGGTATGGTAGGTGTAGAAGCTGGTATTGCATTTAACACTTTTGTCAAAAATGCTGAAGCAAATATTACTGCTGAAGACATTCTAGCTGGGTATGATTTAACTAAACTAGAAGGTGTTTCAACTGGCATTATTATTGGTATATGTGACAAACTTAAGGAACATTGCATGGATAACGACTGGGATGCATCTGAAGCAGCTAATGTAGCAGCCTTCTCTGAAGTTATTTCAGACGAGCTTACTGTTACACTTTGGGGTAATATTTCATCTTCTGGTAATCTAAAAAATATTAGTGCTATTCACAAGCTTATTGGTGCAAAAGTAACTAAGATTGTACAAACTTCTAGAAACTTGAAATAATATTAGTATCATGTGCAGAGAGGTCTTTCTTTGGCCTCTCCTGCTTGGAATATATTATGGTAGGTAAATTAGTTAAAATTAAACAATATAAGTGTGATGAGTCACAGTTTGCATTAGTAATAAGTCTCCTTAGAGGCTTAACTGATAATACTAATGATGAATATAGCGTGTACAACGTTTTGTTTAATGGGGAAATTAGACATTTTTTTCGAAGAGAAATAGAAATTATAGAATAATTTCCGGCGTTTTTTGCAATTTTTATATTACTTAGTTATATTACTAATACAACAACTAACAATTATGGAGTTTATATGTCTGCAAACACTGTTGAAACAAACAAATCTCTTATTTCTAAAGAAGTTACTCAAGAACAAATGGATAACTTCAATCTAGACTATTATTTAATTTCTCTCATGTGGAATGAGCCTTTTTATGCGCACATTATCAGACAAATTAACAAGTCTGAAACTACTAAAATTCCTACTGCGGGTGTGTATGTCAAAGACAGTGAAATACACATGATGTGGAATAGAAAGTTTCTCGCTGGTTTAAGCAAAAAAGAAGTTTTTGGCTTGCTTAAGCATGAAGCAATGCACTTAATCTTCAGTCACACTACAACACGTAGATTTGACCCACATATAGTTTGGAATTATGCTACTGATTTAGCTATTAATAGTATGATACCAGAAGATGAATTACCGGAAGGTGGTTTAATACCTAGTAAAAAATTTAAACCTCTTACTGCAGAGCAAGTTGAACAAATGGGTCAACAAGCTGCTGATAGATATGAAATGATATCTAACAAAATTGCTTCTTTTCCTAAAAACAAAAATGCTGAATGGTATTTCTCTAGACTTATGGAAGACCCTGAAGTCAAAGAGGCTATAGAATCTGCGCAAAAAATGCAAGGAAAATCTTTGCAAGATGCTTTAGCAGATGGCACTGTCAAAATAGACGAAGATGGCAACCTCGTTGACCAAGATGGTAATCCAGTTACAGTTGTTCCCGGAGAAGGTGGCGAAGGTTCTATGGATAGCCATGAAGGTTGGGATAGTATGTCTGATGAAGAACGTCAAAAAATGGAAGGTAAGATTAAGGTCGCACTTGAAAAGTCTATTAAGGAATGTGATAGAACAAATAAGTGGGGTAACATTAGTGCATCGATGCGCTCTACTTTACGTAGCTTGGTTTCACGTGAAATCCCTTGGCAATCAGTGCTTAAGCAATTTTGTGGAATGTCTAGACGTGCTGATAGAGCATCATCTATTAGACGCATACATCGCAAGTATCCTGGAATACACCCAGGAGCTTTTCGTGATTACAAATCTAATATTGCTGTATACGTAGACCAGTCTGGTTCCGTTTCAGATAGTGACTTAGAATTACTTTCAGGCGAACTTCAAAATCTTGCTAAAAGAGTAACATTTACTATGTACAACTTTGATACTGAAGTAGATGTCGACTCTGAACAAGAATACAAAAAAGGTAAGCGTATTGATATTAAGCGTACCAGATGCGGTGGCACATGTTTTACTTGCGTTATTAAGCATGCTAATTTAAACAAATCTAAGTATGATGGTATACTTATATTAACAGATGGTTATGCTTCTAAACCACAAGTTAAATCAAACCTTAAGGTAGGCTGGGTTATTGTACCAGACGGAAAACTTGCTTTCAAAAAGAAGAACAGAGACTTCTTAATAGAAATGAAAGAATAAAAATATAGACGTAGAACGCGTTTAGGGTTTTATAAAATAAAGTTCAACAACATCGATTAATAAGTAAGCGTCCTCTACCCTAAGGGACGCTTTCTTTTATAAATCTTTTGATATATTTGTGTTGTATAGATATTGACATATTGTTAAATTCTGGATATGTAGCTATTAGAAGACCTACAAAATCTCCTTTGTTGTCATATATAGGACCACCAGATGATCCTCCAACAGCAGGTATATTAAATATTGAATATGTATTATCTAACTCACCAGCATAATAACCGAACAGTTTGTTAGATAGATTTTTGCCTTTTATGCCTAAAGGATATCCTATATAATAATATAAGTCAGATCTATTTGGTTCTTTTTTAGAAAGCTTTGAAGGTTTTATACCTAGATTGTAATCACTTTCAAATAAACAAATATCATAAAAGTGATCTATACTTATAGGTTCACCGGTCCAATAGTTGCCATAAACATCAATTGCAATAGTCATACTAGCATATCTTTTTTCAATATCAACCATATATTTCCATGGTTCACAAACATGAGCAGCAGTTAATATGTATTTATCACTTATAATGACACCTGTACCTCGAGAAACATCTTCTTCACTTAAGTCAGCTGACATTAATGTAGTTTGTATTAACACAGTAGTTTCGTTAACTCTACCGAATTTAATCTCTTTTTTATTACTGATTTTTTTCACGTTACATGACATGCAACTTGAAACACAAACTAAAAAAATTATGAACAATAGTATGTTATTTAATATTTTATTAACGCTAATCATTTATACACTTCTTATTAATTAAGTATTATTTAAAATAAAATATGGAGTCGATAATATGAAATTAGTTATGTTTGATATGGATGGCACATTAACTGATGCTAGAAAACAAATATCTTTGTCAATGATGACAGCGCTAGGTAACTTACAAAAAAGCGGTTATAAAATAGCTATTGTGACTGGTTCCGACTTAAATTACATAGAGCAACAATGTGATCCAATTTTTGATATAGGTAGTCCTGTTGATCCAACAGCTATTCTATACTATCCTTGCAATGGCACGAAAAAATATAATTTTTCAAATGGTAGGTTTTCTTGCGAGTATACTCATAGTTTGTGTCATCATGTTGGAAGAGGAAGATACAGCGATATGATTAAAGCAATATTTGACTGTCAAAGTTATTTATTAAGATTAGAAGGTACTGATGGAATATTGTTGACTTCTACGTTTATTGTCTCGCGCGGATCTATGATAAACTGGTCACCTATAGGTAGAAATGCTGATAGTAATGATAGAGAGAGATTTGTTGCAGTTGATAAAAAGTATAACATAAGAATGAGTATTTTAGAATACATCGATAAAAACTATAAAGATTTATTTAAAGGTGTCACAGTAAAGTTAGGTGGTGATACTAGTTTTGATATATTCCCTACGGGATGGGATAAAACTTACGCTTTAAATGATCAATTAAACAGTGATATTAAGTACGAAGAGATTATCTTTATGGGCGACCGTTGTGAAGACAATGGCAATGATAAAGAAATTTATGACGCATGTAAAAAATTAGAGAATGGAAAATCATACAAAGTAAGAAATTATTTTGAAACAACATACATTATTGAACAAATTATTGGAGGTAAAGATGAGTAGTGAAAATGAAACAGGCACAATAACAGAATCTGAAAATACACAAGCAGGTGAAATGCAACTTGAGCTGACAGATGATGTTTTAGATAGTTTGGGTTTAATTAAAAGAGAGGATATAGAAAAAATTGCATCCAATAGAGATTTAAAAATACAGCTTATTACTCAAGCAAAAGAAATACTATATAGTAACATTCAGATGCACTGGGAGATAAATAAAGAATATAAAAAATTGCCAGATGCAAAAGAAATAGTTGATTGCGCAAGTGTATTATATGACTTTGTCACCCAGATAGATGATTGATGTTTAAAGAAGGAGACCTATGTCGTATTGATTTTTCAACAATAGAATCAACCGCAACACTAGATAATACTTTTGTAATGGACAATTCTTATTTTTTTGATACATCACTTGGGTTTGGTGAACATAAATTAATACTTTTTTTAGAAACTAAGTTTATGGGAGATATATTGAACGAAGACGTTTTTCAATCAACAGTTTTTTGCGTTAATGAATCGTGTTTTTATCACATTATATTTCGTGCAGACATAATAAATTACACACTTATAGGAGAATTCGATAATGAATAATTACGATATTAAAAAATATTTCCCGTATGACACTGTCAGGGAACAGCAAAGGAATATTATAAATTTTGCGTTACATAATTTTTTGCAAAATAATAAAAAGTTTGTCATAGTAGAAGCTGGTACTGGTATTGGTAAATCTGCTATTGGCGTTACAGTAGCCAATTATCTTATTGATCATTTAACAGATGAGACAATGAATAAAAAAGGCGCTTACTATCTTACTACGCAAAAAGTATTGCAACAACAGTATATCAAAGATTTTGCTACCGTAGATTATGTAAAAATGAAGTCTTTACAATCAGCTTCAAATTATCGTTGTAAATATTATACAAATCAAACTTGTGCAGAGTCTTTGCCTGAACTAAAGGTATCTAAAGACGATAGTTTTAAAATGTGCTGTGCCATTAACTGTAATTATTCTAATGCTAAGAAAGAGTTTGATGAAAGTAATAATGGTGTCACAAATTTTTCTTATTTTTTAACTGAAAAGAATTATAGTGGCAAGCTTTCTAATAAACAAATAATGGTTATTGATGAATGTCATAACGTTGAAACTGAGTTAAGCAAGTTTGTAGAAATGACTTTTACGCAATATTTTGCTGAAAAAATATTAAAGTTAAAAGTGCCTGAATTAAAAACCCAGTTCCAAGTTTTGAAATGGATTAAAGAAAATTATCTTCCAGCACTAGTAAAAACTCGGAACAAAATGGAAAAAATGATTGAGTCGACTGGTATAAAAGATCGTATAACGGAATTTGTCATGTTAGAAAAAAAGTGGAAAATGGTTGATGGCCATTTGCAAAAAATACAGAAGTTTTTTACTATATACAATAAAGACAACTGGATTATGAATATTGTAAAAACTGATAGGAAAAATTATACTAAGTGGGAATTTAAACCTATTGATGTAAGTCCTTACACTAACGAAGTTTTATTTTCAAAAGCTGATAAAATACTAATGATGTCTGCAACTATTATAAACAAAGATGCTTTTTGTGAAGTTTTAGGAATTAAAAAAGAAGAATGTGCATTTATTTCTGTGCCTAGTCCTTTCCCAGTAGAAAATAGACCAATATTGTTTAGTGGTGTTGGTTCAATGAGTTTAAATAATATTGATGCGTCTCTACCTAGAATGGCAGTAGCAATTCAAACAATATTACAAAATCATAAAAATCAAAAAGGCATAATTCACTGTCACAATTATAAGATAGCTAAGTATCTCAAGGAAAAGTTAAAAACAAAAAGACTATTAACACATACTGCTGAGGATAGAGAAAAGGTTTTAAACAGACATATTTTTGAGAAAGCACCAACTGTTTTATTGTCTCCATCGATGCAAGAAGGTGTTGATTTAAAAGGAAAAGCTAGTGAATTTCAAATATTGTGTAAAGTGCCTTACCCTTATTTAGGTGATAAACTAGTAAAGAAACGCATGCATAAATGGTCATGGTGGTATCCTTTACAAACGGTAAAAGTAATCATACAATCTGTAGGTAGAAGTATTAGATCATCTGATGACAAAGCAGTAACATATATTTTAGACAGTGATTGGAACAAATTTTATGGTAGGAATAAAGATATATTCCCAGTTGATTTTCGAAAAGCAATTTTAAAGTGAGGTAAAAAATGATTATAAAAGATATATACGAGTTAAAAAAGAAACTAGAAAGCGCAAACCATCTTAGACCCATATATTTAACGTCAGGTGGTTTTGACCCAATTCATCCGGGGCATGTAAGGTGCATTAAACACACCGGCACTTTAGCAAATAACCCTCATAGGCATCCATATTATGATACTGGTATAGTTGTTGTAGTTGTTAATTCTGACAATTTTTTAATTAATAAAAAAGGTTTTGCATTCATGTCACTAGATGAAAGAATGGAAATAATTGATGCTATTTCTGGCGTAGATTTTGTAACTTCATGGGATAACACAAAAGATGACACTACAGTTTGCAAGCCAATTGAAATACTAAAACCAAAATATTTCACAAAAGGTGGAGATAGATTTGATGCTAGTACTATTCCGGAATGGGAAACATGTCAAAAAATAGGTTGTGAAATAATGACTGGTGTCGGGGCTGGTGGAAAAATTCAATCATCTTCTGATTTGGTAAAAAATCTATTAAAACAAATATTTAAGAAGGATCAAAAAAATGAGTAATATTAAAAGAGTAAAAAAACCTTGGGGTAGAGAAGAAATTTGGGGTGATATTGATGGTGTTTGCATAGGCAAGTGTATATTTATCAACATGGGCGAAAGACTTTCTAGACAGTATCATGAAAAAAAAGAAGAGGCAATCTACGTTGTAAGAGGTGTGTTAAGATTAGAAATAGGCGAAGATGCGGACGGAAATCCGGAACAAGTTATGACTGGAGGCCCAGGTTTTACGTATCATATTAAGCCTGGTTTAATACATAGATTTTGTTCAAATGGCGGTGACGTAATGCTTTGCGAAATTTCTACATATTACCCGGATGACGTTGTCAGATTAAAAGATGATTACAAAAGATAAACAAGAGAGGAATAATGACTGGTGCAGGCATATATGTTGTTAAGTTTAAAAATGATAAACCATTAGTTTTAGGTCTGATAGGACCTGATAATATTATCAAAGACAAAAAAGGTATATATGATCTGCCAAAAGGTCATGTGGATGGTGGCGAGTCTGTTTGGGAATGTGCTAAAAGAGAATGCTTAGAAGAAGCTGGCATTTGGTTCGACCAAAGTGATATACAATATGGCCCAATTATACATAAAAATCTTACGTTATTTATTTGCTTTGCAGAGCCTTTTGTGACATGTAAAATAAAAAGAAACCCTGTTACTAAAGAAATAGAACATCAAGGTTATAAGTGGTTAACACCAGAAGAATTAGAAAAAGATTGTTATAATTATCTCAAACCCATAATTAGGATATGTAATAAAAAATTATCAAACTTGAGATAAACATTGGAAAATTTAAGAAATTTTATTCGTCAAATATTAAATGAAACAAAATATGCACAACATCGATGCTTAGATGGTAGTTTAGTTGATCATGATTCTATAGAATGTCTAATAGATGTAGAAAAAAGATTAAAAGATATGTTGTACCATAGAGATGGGTATGACAGAGGTACAGCTAACAGAGTGCACTACAATGGCTTATTGAGCAATTTAAGGTCAAAAAGACGTAAGTTATTAAAAAAATACCCAGATTATGAAACAATAATTTGATATTATTAAAGACTTGAACATTTTTGATAAGCCATGTATAGTTATTTAACATGGAGATATTATGAGCTCAGTTTTTAGTCATCACAGAACAACAGCAGATAGATCTGCTTCCGACAAAAGACGACATAAGCAAAAAATAGAAAAAGCAATAAAAGATGGCATACACAATATTGTAGCAGAAGAAAGTATAATAGGTCAGGATGGAAAGAAAAAAATTCGTATACCAGTAAGGGGTATAAAAGAATACAAATTTGTTTATGGAGCAAATCAAAAAAACTCACAAAAAGTCGGTGAAGGCGGTGATTTAGACGTAAAGCGTGGACAAAAAATTTCACAAGGTCAAAAAAAAGGTAAAAAAGGCAAAGATAATAAGGCAGGAGATAAAGCTGGCGAAGAATATTATGACGTTGAAATAACTTTAGAAGAGTTGGCTGATTACTTATTTGCTGATTTAAATTTGCCTGACTTGCAAAAGAAAAATCTTAAAAAAATTATTTCATCTGGGTTTAAAAGAAAAGGTTACAGGAATTCTGGTATAAGACCCAGATTAAGTAAAAAAGAAACAGCGAAAAGACGCATAAAAAGAAAGAACGCAGCAATTAGATCAGGTACATATGACCCTGAAAGTGATGAGTCGTTTTCATACCACGATGCTGATTTAAGATATAAACATATTAGTAAGAAAAATAAATACGCTAGTAATGCTTGTATATTTTTCGTAATGGATGTTAGTGGATCTATGAGTACTAATAAAAAGTATTTAGCTAGATCATTCTTTTTCTTACTTTATCACTTTATCAGATCAAAATATGAACAAACAGAGATAATATTTATTGCTCATGATACTAAACCATATGAAGTTGATGAAGACAAATTTTTTAAGAGAGGCTCCGGTGGCGGAACAATTGTAAGTCCAGCTTACGAATACGTTTGCGATGCAATAGAATCTAGATACAATTCTGATAGTTGGAATTTGTATACATTTCATTGCAGTGATGGTGACAATTGGGGTAATGATAATGAAAAAGTATTAACATGCATGCAAAAATTAAAAGAAAAGTGCCAATTTGTAGGATACTGTGAAATAGTGCCTGACAATGAAAAATCGTTATGGTTAGATTCTGCGTCTCTTTCAAATACTTTAGCTCATTTGCAAGATGAGAAAATGAAAATATCGCATATAGAATCAAAAAATGATGTTTGGCCAGCTTTTACAGGATTTTTTGGAGGTATTGATGTCATTTAAACCTGGAGATTTAGTTAATTACACATGGGAAATATTTAAATCCATACCAGACAAAGATGGCAATTACAATCCAGGTAATAACGATTATGACCTCGCGGAAACATCAGTTTTGATAGACGATACTGAGAAACTTGGCGGTATAATTGTCGAATGTTTTCAATCACACATTATTTCTACAGAGATATTGGTGGAGTTAGAAAAACCAGGTGATTATTTAATTGATTATATTAATGATTGTGAAGATTTTGCAAATGTGTTATTTGGCAAAGAGTTGCATGTTTGTTCTTTCAACAATTTAAGGAAAGTGTTATGAGTTGGACATTACAAGATTTAGAAGAGTGGGATGAAAAAATATGTGATATTGCAAAGAAGCATAATTTAGATTGGTATCCTATAACATATGAAACATGTGATTACTATGAAATGTTAGGAAATATGTCATATCATGGTATGCCTACACATTATGGTCATTGGTCTTATGGTAAATCATTTGAGTTACAACATAGTCAATATCAGCATGGGATGACTGGTCTTCCCTATGAGTTAATCATTAATAGTGACCCATGTATATCATACTTAATGTTAGAAAATCCACTTTATTTGCAAATATTAATAATGGCACATTGTGTAGGTCACTCTGATTTTTTTAAAAATAACAGAATGTTCAAATATACAAGGGCTGATACAGTTGTACCTAGAATGCGTAATGCAAAAAAGAGAATACAGTCATACATTGAAGATCCGAGTATAGGAATTGAAAAAGTAGAAAGAGTAATTGATGCATGTCATGCTATTTCATATCAAATCCCGAGACATCCTAGCAAAATATCAGTTATTAGTGAAGATTATAATGCTTGGCAGATAGAAAATAAAAACAATAAAAATGTTGATATAGAGCAACTACCACATGAAAAAATATATGACATAATGGGTTTTATTTCTAGTTTCGGTGAAATAAAAGAAGATTGGAAAAAAGATATTATAGAAATAGTAAGAGATGAAGCTTATTATTTTATGCCACAAATTAGAACAAAGATTATGAATGAAGGATGGGCATGTTTTTGGCACTACAAAATACTACATGATTTAGATTTGCCACAAGAATATCACTTACCTTTTCTTAAATCTCACAACCAAGTTGTAAGGCCGCACATAGGCGGAATAAATCCTTACAATTTAGGGTTTCATTTATTTAATAAAATACATGAAAGACATGGTTTAGAAGAGTGTTTTATAGCAAGAGAAGCGCATAACGATGAATCATTTGTTAGGCAATATTTAACGCAAGAAGATTGCGAAGAACTCAATCTATTTTCTATAAAGAAACAAGGCGATGACTTATATGTTGGCGATGTATCTGATGAAGAAGGTTGGAAAACAATCAAAAACAGCCTGTTGCAACAAATAGCTGGCAATCAAATTCCCGTCATATACATTCAGGAAGTAGAAAAAAACAAAAATTTAATTTTACATCATGAGCATGATCATAGAGAATTGGATCTAAATCATGCTTCTGCAGTTGTTGGACATATACAAGAATTGTGGGGAAATGATGTTTCACTAATTACAATGATAGACAATGCACCTTATGAAGTTTAGTTAGGAGAATAACAATATGTCAAAATATTTAGAAATTATTGAGAAACAAAGAAAAGACAAAAAGTCTGATAAGTTTGAAGGTACTTTTTTAGATTATCTGAAAGAACTAGAAAGCGATCCGTCCATAGCACAACATGCGCACAAGAGATTGTATAATGCGATATGTGAAAAAGGTATTAACACAATATCAGCTGATGACGACAGAAAGCATAAAATATTTAATGGTGATAACATTAAAATTTATGATTATTTCAAAGATCATTTCTATGGCAATGAAAGAGTAATAGAAAAGCTTATGAGGTTTTTAAAAGGAGCTGCACTTAGAGGTGAAGAATCTAGACAAGTGTTGCTTTTAATGGGACCAGTTGGTGCTGGTAAATCAGCATTGACGGAACATATTAAAGCAGCATTAGAAGACAAACCTTATTATCACTTAAAAGATGATCCTCAACGTGGAGAACCATTGCAACTGTTGCCTAGATCTTTGAGAGAAGACTTTGAAAAAATGTTAGATGTTAAGATTGAAGGTGATTTATCGCCAATAGCTCGGTATAAATTGTTAGAAGAGCATGATGGTAAATATGAAAATTTCCCTGTAGTCAAAAGTACTTTTTCGCAAAGGGGACGTCGTGGAATTGCTTCTGTGCCACCTATGGATGCTAATAGTCAAGATGTTTCTGTGCTTATTGGTTCAGAAGATATAAGTAAGTTAGATAAATTTAGTGAAGATGATCCCCGTGTTTTAAATCTTACTGGCGCATTTAATGTTGGTAACAGGGGTATCGTTGAGTTGATAGAGGTGTTTAAAAATGAAATTGAATTTCTTCACACGATTATTACAGCAACTCAAGAAAAACGAGTACCTGCTCCTGGTAAGCATGATATGGTGTTTTTCGATGGTGTTATTTTGGCACATTGTAACGAGTCTGAATGGAATAGATTTAAATCAGAACACACAAACGAAGCAATCCTCGACAGAGTAGTTAAGATTAATGTCCCATATGTTTTAGAATTAGATCAAGAATCCAGAATTTATGAAAAGATTTTAGCAAAATCAGATTTTGATGCTCATATTGCACCACATACAATCAAGGTTGCAAGTATGTTCTCTGTTATGAGTAGACTTAAAGAATCTGCTAAGTGTGATTTGCTTACAAAGATGAAAATTTATAATGGGGAAGACGTAATTGAAAAAGGTCGAGTTAAAAAAATAGACATAAAAGATTTGCGAGAAGAATCACGTGATGAAGGCATGACTGGTATTAGTACAAGGTTTATCATGAAAGCTATTGACAATGCTTTGTGTGACAGTGAAAATGAATGTATTACTCCGGTGGGTGTTATTAATTCCGTGACCAAGATGGTGAAAGAACAAATAGTTAATGCTGATTTTAGAGAAAAGTGTTTGGAGATTATACAAAAAACTGTACGCGAAGAATATCTTAAAATACTTGAGACTGAGATTGCTAAAGCATTTATTACAGCATATGAAGAACAAGCACAGTCATTATTTGATACGTATTTAGATAATGCTGAAGCTTATACTACTAAAACAAAACTTAAAGACAAAGTAACTAAAGAAGAAAGATCAGCTGATGAGCAATTTATGAAGTCTATAGAAGAAGTTATCGGTATTAGTGGTAGTTCTAGACAGGGTTTTAGATCTGATGTGACAGCTTATATGTTCTCGAGAATGAGACGTGGCGAAAAAGTAGATTATAAAAGCTATGAACCTTTGAAAGAAGCAATTGAGAGTTACCTAATTAATTCAGTAAAAGATATGGCTAGAATTGTTACAAAGTCTAAAACCAGAGATGATGAACAAAAAGCAAAATATTCTGATATGGTAAAAACACTAATAGATGAATATGGTTACAATGAAACTTCAGCTGAAGAAATTTTAACTTATGCATCTAATAACCTTTGGAGAGATTCATGATACTAGCTAATCTAGTATATTATTTGTGTTTATTAATATATACATTTCCTATAGCCTTAATATTTGGTTATATATTTTATGAAATGTTTAATGAATACAAATAAATTTTTATAAAAATTATGTGTGCATTGTATAATGAATTATACTGTTAATAGCGGTATAATTCATTATCTTTTTTAGGAGTAAACTATGGGTGGTGGTGCTGGTCACATGAGACATCCTTTTGATTTATTTAAAATCAAAAACGGATCTGATCTTTTAAATTTCTTTTATAACATAAAAAATGATATACAGTCTGATAGACAAAAAAGTTATAACTTAAAATCTGATGGCACGAACGTGCTTTTAAAAGTAAGCGGCAATCAGTTAGTCGTAGATAGAGGTTCAATGAAACCTGAAGATGTTAATGGTATGACGTTAACGGATGCTGCTGAAAGATACCCTGAAGGGCATGGTTTGCGAGATGCAACTTTAATTTGCACTAGTATTTTAAATAAAGCATTTCCAAAAATACAAAATGAGCTTAAGTCATTAGGGCTGCTTGACAATAATTTTTATTGTATTAATGTTGAATATGTTCCTGCTGGTAAAATGAATGCTACTGATTATGAGAAAAATTATTTATTTGTGCATGGCGTCAATGCTTATTATGAAAAATCTTATAGAGGCGTAGAAAGACCGGGTTTGGAAAGACCGTTGGTTTATGATCCAAAAAAGCAAAAACATGTACCTACTAAGGACAAAAGCGTTGAATTGCCATATGATAAAAATGCTTTATTCAGTTTAATTAATAAGTTAAACAACGTAGCGAAAGACTTAAGCTTTGGAGATTTAGGCAATTTCGAAGTAGTAGGACCAGTTGATGTTATGCATCTTGATGAAAGAGAGATACAATACACTTCGTTAAAAAAACCATTTTCTATTAATTTCTCAGAAAGATTTTTAAGAAAAAATGAAGAAATTAGGCATTTACAAGGTTCATCACTTAAAACTTGGTTGCTTCACGTGAAAAATAAACCAGCTCAATATCATAGTGGAAATTATGATGTATTTTTTGAGACATCTGACAGAAAGAAAATTAACCCTTATCATAAGAAAACTTATACTGAAACTGTTATCGACAAAACCAGGTTTTTAGATGAAATTGTTATAGATCATGATATAAGAAGTTTTATTGATGGAATGGTTTTAATTCATGCAACAAAGGAACTAGGGCAAGATTTTTTAAATGGTTTGACTACAAAAGACTTTGGACACATTGTTTACAGTGATGATGGACAACATGAAGGCGTAGTTATTCGTGATAAATCTTACAGTGATTTTCCTTTTAAAATTACCGGCGACTTTATTGTGGATGGACAATATGGGAGATTAGCAGCTAAAATGGCAGAAAAAAAAGTGACTTTAGAAGTTGCTGCTAACGCAAAAATATTACTACAAACTTTAAAAAATCATTTTTAAGAGGTCAATATGAAAATTATAAATGAATTATTTAGCGAGGACAACATCTATAGATTTTTATTAGCATTTGCAATATTGTTGATTGTGTATAGCGGATATGTAGAAGTTAAAGAAAGAAAAGCTATTGAGAAAAGATTTAAGAGAATAGAAACTATTTTAGATATATGTCACGAAGAGGTGTGTTATGAAAATTAATTTAGGCTTCCCAGAAATTTTGCTAGTATTGAGTTATCTTTTTTACAAAGTTTCTTTTACATATTCTGTCCTTTGTTTCATAATTGCTATTGCAGCAAAGATTATTGATTATGCTCTAGAGTACAGTAAGGTTGCTGAAATACAAAAATTAGTATTTAATTCTATAGAAAAATTAACGCAGTATTTTGAAAATGAAAAACAAAGCAAAAAAGTATCAGAAGACAAAGTTCTTAAAGGTTGAAAATCTGTCACAAAGTGTTATATCACACGTGGTTTCTACTGCGGACATGTGGCATAATAAAAAAGGTTTGATTAAGTCAAATATTTACCATCTGGGTGTATCAAGTGCATCTAGATGGTTTTTATCTTTAGAGAAGAATGAAGTTGATAATGAAATATCCAAGATAATATTAGATGCGTGTCAAGCTATTGAAAAATATGAACCTGGCAGCTCATCTTTACTTTTTTATTATTTAGCAAATAAAATAAAAAGAGAATCTGATTTTAGATTAGGAACAAAAGAAATAATAAAAAATATTAAAAGACACGTGTCTGCAGAAGCAGCTACTATAGTTGAAAATGTTTTTGACAATATAAGTCCGACAACTCATATATCTGTTATAGATAGCAATTCTAGTGAAAACGTAATTGAATTAAAAAATGGATACAGGTCAGATTTAGTAATAGACAAGAATTTTTCGAAAATGATAGGTACAAACAACATTGTTTTAAATGATGTTAGTATACTTTTAATTGAAGGTGCCATAGCAAGTGTAAGCGAAATAAATACATTTCTAACTAAGGCAAATGAAACTCAGCAAAATTGGTTGTTAATATGCAGAAGCTTCCCAGAAGAATTAATTGCTACGCTGGGTACTAACTGGCTTAAAAGAAAGTTAAATGTTGTACCATTGCAATACGGTACATCATACAAAAATATCAATGCGTTAGTAGACTTAATTAAAATTACTGGAGGAATGAGTATTAACTGTCAGTTTGGCGACGTGATAGCTATTGCATGTAATGAAGAAGAACGGTATGGTTTTGTTAACAAAGTACAAATATATAATAAAAACATAGTCCTAAACACTGATAAAGATATATCTGCGCATAAAAAATCACTTATAAATAAAATGTTAAGCGCAGAAGAAACATTACAACAAGTATATGCGGAGAGAGTATCGAATTTAGCTAATGAGCTTTGTGAAATAAGATTAAGGAATAGTGACACATTAATAAAAGAAGAAGTCGACTGGGCCGTAAAATATTATGTTAGTGGAGCATGCGGAGGCTTTATTAAGTGTGAAAATATTGTAATACCTAAAAAATGGCATGACGTGTGCGCACAGGTAGCTAAAAACTTAACTGAAACATTAAAAACTATTGGTGGTGTTGTTAATTTTGCTTGATATAGTTTTACAATTAAAAAAAATATTGTAATTATTCATTATAGCATATTTATATACACGGGGAACAAAGATGAGTGATAAATATTTGTCAACATACAAATCAGTAATGTCTATTTTGAAACAAGACGTAATACAAACTATTATCGATGGTACAAACACTGGCACTTTTAACATCAACATTGAAGAAAGAGACAAGTTAATCAGAGTATTAGAAGCAAGCTTTGATGCTAAAAGTTATGAAATGTATAACGTAATGCAATCTGCGGTACCCAAAGAGACTAGTGTACCAAAAAAAAGTGGTGGCAGATCTGGAAAAAGTAAAAAGTAATGACTAGTCAAAAATCATGGTGTAAACATTTAGTTGAATGTCATTGTGTTTTACCACAAATGCGTCAGCGTAAAGAAATAATATATCATAAATTTATTGTTTTCTCTACGATTGATCTAGATTCAAATGTTGTTATACCAAAACATGCGGCATGTAACAACTGTGGTGTAATACATAACGTTATTGACATTTGCAAGAGTGAAATTTATGGTGGCAAAGAAGTAGGAGCAACAATATCAAAAGAAGATATTATGCTAATGATACCAAAAGAAATAAGTAATGTTCTGCAAAATTACAACTGTGAGTTACACGACTGGGAACACGTATTACATATTTTTCAAAACAATTTGTGGATAGTAGAAGATTGTTTTATAGTTTTGTCGCGTGAAAGCGATGAAGATTCTGTTAGTGGAAAACTATTAAGAATAACTGGGTCCAGTGCTTTCAGAATTGAGCCTTACATGTATAATACAATGGTGAAAAAATGAGTGATGATGTAAAAGCAATAGAAGATAATATAAAAGCTAGAGAAATAGTACAAACAGTTTTAGATTATGGTGTTAACAATAATCAAATATTACAGATAATATATCTGTTTGCTTTGGAGTTAGAAGACCAACAGCATGTAAAAACAATAACAAAAATAATAAACGATATAAAATCAAACAAAAACGTTGCTAGTCAAAAATCTAGCATTTTATTAGGAGAGTAATATGTCCATGGATATTAAAGAAAAATGGGAAGCAATTAAAGTTATCGTAGAGTCGCTTGAACTTGACGTACAAAAGAATGCTAATGGCAACGCGTCTGCTGGTGTTCGTGCACGTAAAGGTCTACGTCTTTTGAAAAAAGAAGCTGCTGAGCTAGTAAAAATTACTATTGAAGCAGAAAAAGCTTCAAAAGACAAAAAATAAACATCATTTTATTTGCTTACATAATAAAAAAAGGCGGTTTTACCGCCTTTTGTTTATTTTGGATATAATTATTGTATGATAATTTACCTAATAAATTTTTTAAATATTTGAGTTAGTTTTTTAATCGCACTTTTTTCAATTTGACAGATGCGCATTCTAGTAAGTCCATGTAAATCCCCTATTTCCTGTAAAGTACGAGGCCCATCTTTGGCCGCAACTATTGCGCAATTTAATTTACTACTACAATTTAACCAGTTCCTGCACTTTTTGTTTTCGCAGGCCTTGTTTAATGTTTCGCATGAAGAAAAACATGTTTTTTGTTCTCTATTGTGACTCATTACAACTCCATAAAAATAATATATTATATTATACAATAAACCTAACATATTTCTAAAGGTAAAAAAATGACAAGAAAAACTTTTATATTAGATACATCAGTAATGTTGTATGACAAGCAATCAATCCACGCTTTTATTGGGAACAATATTGTTTTGCCATTAGTTGTTTTAGAAGAGTTAGATAAGTTTAAAGACAGAAGAGGCCTAGTTGGTGATAATGCTAGATATGTAAATAGATTTTTAGATCAAATGAGACATGCACCCAAAAATGGCACAGGATGGAAGATAGATGAAGTGCATGATATTTGGTTTAAGTTTGAAACAGACCCAAAAATACATGATCAAGTACCTGAAGGTTTTGACTATGGTTATAATGACAATGTTATAATTGGTTGTGCTTTGTTTCTAAAACTGCATAGTGCAACCAATGATGTTATAAGAGTTATCACTAAAGATATTAATCTTCGTGTAAAATGCGATGCCGTAGGTGTTGATGTTGCTGATTACGTAAAAGATAGAATTTCAACTGACGTCGATACATTTAAAGGCTTTAATAGCATAGACTTGACATGTGAGCAAATAGATCAGTTTTATAAACAAGGTCATATTGAAACAGAACACAAGCTAAACGAAAACCATTTTGTCGTTGGCACATCATCTCAAAACTCAATGTTAGGCATATATAAAAAAGGCCAAGTAAATAGATTAAAATACAAAATGGATTCTTTAATACAAGTTGAACCAAGAAATTCTGAACAAAGATTTGCTATAGAAGCCCTGCTTGATCCTCAAATACCACTAGTGACATTAACTGGGTTAGCTGGTTCTGGTAAAACATTTTTAGCATTGATGGCTGGTATGTTAGGCGTAAAAGATGGAAAATCGGGTGATTATGAAAGATTGTTAGTTACGAGAACATTACAACCAGTAGGAAAAGATTTAGGTTATTTGCCTGGTTCTATGGATGAAAAAATGGCCCCATGGATGATGCCTATCTTAGATAACGTACGAGTTGCTTTTAAAGACACTAGTTTTTTTAAAATGCAGATGGCTTCTGGTGTTATTGAGGTTGCTCCTATTCCTTACATACGTGGTAGAACATTTAATAATAGTTTCATGATAGTAGATGAAGCACAGAACGCTACAATACATGAATTAAAGACTATCATCACACGGATGGGTACAGGTTCTAAAATAGTATTACTGGGTGACATCGACCAAATCGACACACCATATATTGATCGACAAAGTTCTGGTTTGAGCATAGTTATAGATAAATTTCAAGATAGCACACTTGCCGCGCACGTTAATTTGTCAAAAGGGCAAAGGTCTGATTTGGCCAGTGTAGCTTCAACAATATTGTAGAGATAGTAAATGCCAATAAGATATGACAAAAACAGACACAGAAAAATATATCCAATTAATAGAAAAACACCCGTATATGTTGCAACTTCGACGGTCGCTGGTGTTCAAATAGAAACTGCAACAGTGTCTTTTTCTAGCAGCAGCAGTGAAACATATACTTTTACTGAGAGTTACAGCGCGGTACCAATAGTAACTGCAACAGCTGATAACAACATTAATGTATATATTTCAGCTATAGATACTAGTACTGTCACAATATCAGTTTCTGAATCTTTTACTGGCAATGTTTATTTGCAAATAACCGCGAGTTAGTAATATGGCAACAAAATCATCAATAACATCAGAAGGTAAAATTACCTTTACTAATTCAAACAGTGAAGCTTTACCGGTAAGCTTAGGCAGTAATACTTTAATTTTAACAGTGTACGGTGATAATGTAAATGTGTGGTATGAATCCGGGAATGTAAGAACATCAGAGCTATTTACTGGCGAAGTATACTACAGAGTAGTTTAGGAGAACAAAGATGAGTAATTTTAAGGCAAGTGGATTAAACGTTAGCGGAGATGCTAGTGTAACGGGGTCAATACATTTAATAGCTGCAGAAAGTAATACTACTTTATTAAATTTTGAAATGGACACTAACAACTATGATACAATATTGTATAGATGTGGCCAAGGTAATGGTTTTGGTTTTAATTTAGTATATTCAGGAAGCGGTAGTGGAAATAACAACACATTTGTAATTGAGGCTGATAATCAAGATTCTGATGGCCAAATAAATGCTTTAAAAATATTTCAAGATGGTGATGTACAGTTTGCGCAAAAAATAATTGCTCAGGAGTATATACATTTCCGCGGACAGGAAGATGTTGCTTATCCTTTTATATATTCTGGCGCAAGTACCTTCTTGAATGTCGATGGTAATGACTATTTAAATTTACATGGTGACGTACGTGTTAGTACGCAGGGTAGATTTGTGCACAATCCCGGAGATATGGATTTTGATTTTTTAGTAAATACTGACGATGAAATAGGATTTTTTTTCATAGATGCGAATGATAATTCTATAATACTTGGCCATAAGGAGTTTACTGATGAATTAACAGCAAATGCAGCTGCAGTCACCGGTTATGGTGCTGATGTAAATATAATGTTGTCTGGTTCCGCTGGCTCAAAGGATAGTGAAAATCGTGGTACCACGTTAATTTCTGGCGACCTTGTTGTTTCTGGCACTGTGTACAATGGCGATGGTGTATCGTTTACTGCAGGTGGCGATATTAGTAGCGTTGTTGCAGGTGCAGGTTTAACTGGTGGCGGACTAACTGGAGATGTGACTTTA